AACTCACACTTGCTTTCATTCTCTTCTTGCTGCCCAAGAGATTCTTCCCACTGGTGATCCAACAGGAAGAAGTGGTAAAGAAACAACACCGTTTGTTCGAGCTATGCCAGACGAGTATAAATTTGATACAAATATCTCGACATTTGATGCATACAAGATGTATATCGCATCTAAACCTTGGGTAAAAGATAACTATCTTCGTATTCCTGAACGTAAACCAGAATGGGTATGAAAACAACTATTACTATTGATGATGATGGTATATTGACTTTCCCTCCAGAATTGATTGAAGTTACTGGATGGAAAGAGGGGGATATGTTAGAATGGACTGACCGTGGAGACGGTTCTTTTGAGTTGAGGAAAATTGATGAGTCGTAATGAATTTGTCTGGGTTGAATCGTATCGACCCCAGACTATTGAAGATTGTATTCTTCCTGATGGAATTAAGAATACTTTCAAACAATTTGTTGAAAAAGGAGAGGTACCAAATCTCCTTCTATCTGGCCCACCTGGATGTGGTAAGACCACAGTTGCTAAAGCACTTTGTCATGAACTTGGAGTAGATTATTATGTCATTAATGGATCCGACGAAGGTCGATTCCTCGATACTGTCAGAAACAATGCGAAAAACTTCGCTTCGACCGTCTCACTTTCTTCAACTGCTAAACACAAAGTCATCATCATTGATGAGGCAGACAATACAACCCCAGATGTACAACTCTGCCTTAGGGCGTTTACAGAGGAATTTATTGGTAACTGTAGATTCATCTTCACCTGTAACTACAAAAACAAAATCATATCCCCACTTCACTCTCGATGTGCAGTTGTTGACTTTGCAATCAAAGGAAAAGAACGACAAGAACTTGCAGCCAAGTTCTTCCAGCGTCTCAGGACTATTCTTGAGACAGAGAGTGTGGAATATGATCCGAAAGTACTTGTAGAATTAATTCAGAAACACTTCCCTGATTGGAGGAGGGTTCTCAATGAACTTCAACGATACTCTGTCAGTGGTAAGATTGACACAGGTATTCTTGCTGCTTTTAGTAATGTAAAAACCGATGAACTATTCAAAAATCTCAAGGATAAAGAATTTGCGAAGGTCAGGAAGTGGGTCGTGGATAATCTTGATAACGATCCTCACGTACTTCTTCGTAGTGTTTACGACGCAATATATTCACACTTGGATGGTAGTGGGATCGCTGCTGCTGTTCTCATTATTGCTAAGTATCAGTATCAAAGTTCTTTTGTCGCGGACCAAGAAATAAATATGTTGGCATGTCTTACTGAGATAATGGTTGAATGCAACTTCAAATGAATAAAGTATTTGCAATAATGGCCTTATTGTTTGTTCCAATTCCAGTCTTGGCTGAGAACTATTATCAACCAGGTGGATCACAACAAACTAAATGTTATAAGAGTGTCTATCGTGAGGAGTATGTTCCAGGTACACGTTATAGTCCTGGATATGTGAAAAAGTTTAATGAGAGAGTTGAGGTTCCTTGTAAGAACCAAGTTCGAACACAGCCTTATACTCCTCAGAGTAATGTAGACGATAATTCGTGTGTTGAAGGTTCTATCATTGGTGGTATTCTTGGTGGTGCTGCTGGTGGAACTCTAGCCACGAAGAAGAACTGGATCTGGTCAATCCCAACTGGTATAGTTGGTGGTGCCCTTATTGGGTGTCAGGTTGATGGGGGCTAGGAAAATATAATCACTATCGAACAAAATTATGAACGTTAAAGTATTTCGTATGTCCTCTGGTGAGGATGTAGTGGCTGATGTCCTCGAAGATAAAGATGACAGTCTTGTTATCATGAATCCTATTGTTGCATTTAATCAAGGTGACGGTCGTCTTGGTTTTGCACCTTATGCACCTCTTCTGAAACGTGAAGAGAAAGAACTGGAAATTGATAAGAAGTGGATTGTGTATATTGCCAATGTTAACGATGAATTGGTAGATCAATACGAAGAGATGTTCTCTCCATTGAAAACTCCCAGTAAGAAATTGATTCTCTGATGAATAATGTTTGGAAGAACTATAAGAAAGTTCTTTGGGAAATGTTTCCTGATATGGAAAATATTTGTGACTGGGCAGATTGGGAAGGTAAGAACTTAAACCTTTCTGCCAAGTTATACAACAATGATTATATTCTCAAGTCCAGAGAAGTTGAGATCTGGAATGAGAAGACTTGTATCTATAACACGATCATCTACCCAAAGACGGGAGCAAATCTTCCTTGCTTTGGTATGGACTTGATGATGTTCTTTTCCAAGAAGGTAGTAATTACTTTTGACTTTCAACATCCAGTAGAGAACTATCGTTTCTCTATTGATGATCTTCCTAAGTGCAAAGGTGGTATTCGGTTCTTTGAACCAGGAAACCATTTCTCTGATAATCTTTACATTGCAAAATGCACTTCTGAAGAAGTTGATGATCATCTTGATACATTTAAGACATATCTGTCTAAGTACAAAGATATGTTAGAATATAAAAAACCCTCTGGTACGGATACATCTGAATACAGAGATTTTGATAATTATATGACCAAACTCGATCCAGTTGCTGGATATCTCAAAAGTAATTTTGGAGAAGAGAGGTCTGAAAAATTTGTAAAAGAGTTTTTATTTTGTTATGGAACTTAAAGATTGGTTGAATTCACTCAACTTTACAAAGGAGAATCTTATTGAAGAAGATTCAACTCTTGCGAAAGAGTATCCATCTTATATTATTAATCGTTGTTTTTCTGGTCATCTTGATTGTGTCTTGTTTGCCAATGAAATGAACAAGTATCATTTCTTGGATAAGGACATGCAATATAATTTTTATATAAATATTCTGAGAAAGAAGAAAAGATTCTCTCCTTGGCTTAGAAAAGAGAAGGTATCAGATTTAGAGTATGTAAAACGTTATTATGGTTATAATAATGAGAAAGCATCTCAAGTACTGAAAATTCTGTCTAATGAACAAATTGAATTTATCAAACAACGACTTGACACTGGTGGAACGAAATGACCCAAACTGTTGAACCTCAGGTAACTTGGTCTCAAGAAAAAATGGTTGAGATCAGGTTGAATGAACCTGATGACTTTCTCAAAGTAAGAGAGACTCTGACTCGTATTGGTGTAGCTTCTAGGAAAGAAAAGAAGTTGTATCAGTCATGTCATATCCTGCATAAACAGGGTAAGTATTACATTGTTCACTTTAAGGAACTGTTTGCCTTAGATGGGAAATACGCTAACCTTACTATTAATGATGTTCAGCGTCGGAATCGTATTACTAAGCTTCTTTCTGATTGGGGACTCATTACGATCTTGAACGAGGATTCGATTATTGACATTGCACCTCTGAATCAGATCAAAGTTCTGTCGTACAAAGACAAGCAGGACTGGACTTTGGAACAGAAATACAACATTGGTAAAAGAGGAAAATCCGAAGAAGGAGAATAAATAATACGTGTCTTTCGTGCGGCACACTCTACAATCGGAACACCCTATAAAGAGATACGGTTTTTACTGTATCTCTTTTTTTCGTTTTGTGGTTAAATAGTATTGGACGCCTTCGGGGTCCACACAACACAATCTCGCTTTAAAAGGAGAAGTCACATGACACTAGCAAAGTATAATGCTGCCAATTTGGATCAGCTGATGGATCGGATTGCAAAGAATTCGATTGGAATGGATGAATACTTCGACAGAGTTTTTAACACATCTGTACATAATTATCCACCTTATAATGTAATTCAGGTAAATAGTACTGAAACAAGACTAGAAATTGCACTAGCAGGATTTAAGAGGGAACAGGTTCATGCTTACACCGAGTATGGAAAACTTTTTGTCAGGGGGGAAAAGGAAACATCTGATGAAGAGGGATCGTTTATCCACAAGGGATTGGCTCAAAGAAACTTTGAAAGATCCTGGACACTCGCTGACGACACTGAGGTCTCCAACGTCGTATTTGAGGACGGACTTCTTGCAATAACCCTTACAAAGGTTATTCCAGAACATCATCAGCGTAAGGATTATCTCTAAATACTATTGAATATCGTCGTCGCTGACGGGGAGGTAACTGGCACAATCCAGTTTGACACCTCCCTTTTTATTGGTATAATTATCTCAAGAAAAACTGTAAAAAAATGAGTGTAAAACTTTTGCTCCTAAAATCTGGAGAGGATGTTGTCGCAGACGTTCAGGAAATGGTGGTCGAAGAAAAGGTAGTTGGTTATTACCTTAAATATCCTTGTCGTGTCAATCTTGTAAGTGATCTGACAGAGACTGAGGGATCTTCTAGGGTTCCTTCAAAGATTCAACTTCTTCCGTGGATGCCACTGAGTAAAGAAAAGATGATCCCTGTGGTATCTGACTGGGTTGTGACTATCACTGAACCTATTGAACAACTTTCTAAAATGTATGCTGACGGAGTAGAGAAATATGAACAACCTAAAAATTCTGATTCTAACAACTGATAAAGTTATTCTGACTCAGATTGAGGAGGTAACCACTGATCTAGGAGAACCTGATTGTAAATTGATTGAACCATTTGAACTGAGTGAGGATGGTACATTGTCTCCATGGTTGGTTGACCTTACGAGACAAAATACGTTCATGATCCATTCCGATAAGATCTTGACTATCGTAGAGCCTAATAGTAAACTGATCGAGAAGTACGAAGACCTGGTTAAATGAGATTTTATACGAATGTCCAGGTCGTTGGCAACAACTTCCTGGTTCGTGGATATGAAAACGGACAAAGTGTCACTTTTAAAGAAGAATACTCTCCCACTTTGTTTGTTAAATCAAATCGAGAGACTGAGTATCAGACTTTGGAGGGTGAAAATGTAGAAGCCATTCAACCAGGTACGGTAAGAGATTGTAGAGAATTTTACAAAAAGTATGATGATGTAGATGGATTCAAGATCTACGGTAATGACCGTTATGTATTCCAATACATCTCTGACAAATATCCTGAAGATGAGATCAAGTTTGACATCAAGAAGATTAATCTTGTAACGATCGACATCGAGGTTAAATCTGAGCAGGGTTTCCCTGATCCAGAGTCTTGTTCTGAGGAGTTGTTAACCATCTCCATTCAAGACTATGCGACTAAAAAGATTAGGACTTGGGGTAGGAAACCTTATACTCCTACACAGGAGAATGTGACTTACTATCACTATGAGAATGAAGTTGATATGATCAACTCGTTCTTATTTCATTGGAACACAAATCCTCCTGAAGTTGTGACTGGTTGGAACTGTCGTCTATATGATATCCCATATCTCTGTGGTCGTATTGATCGGATCATGGGAACTAAGAAGATGAAGCTTCTTTCTCCCTGGGGTATCATCAGTGAAGAAAAGATTACGATCATGGGTCGTGAGTTCAATACTTTCGACATTGCTGGTGTTACAACCCTGGACTATTTGGAACTGTATAAGAAGTTTACTTACACAAACCAAGAGAGTTATCGACTGGATTATATTGCTCAAGTTGAACTTGGTCAGAAGAAACTTGACCACAGTGAGTTTGATACCTTCAAAGATTTCTACAATGGTAACTGGAAGAAGTTTGTAGACTACAACATCATTGACGTGGAACTTGTTGACCGTTTGGAAGACAAGATGAAACTGATTGAGTTGGCATTGACCATGGCATATGACGCCAAGGTGAACTTTGTCGATGTGATGTATCAGGTTCGTATGTGGGATACGATTATCTACAACTATCTTAAGAAGAGAAACATTGTGATTCCTCCTCGCGACCGTTCAGAGAAGTCTGAGAGGTATGAAGGTGCGTATGTGAAACAACCTGTCCCTGGTGTCTATGACTGGGTGGTGTCGTTTGACTTGAACTCTCTGTATCCTCACCTGATGATGCAGTACAACATCTCTCCTGAGACACTGGTAGAGGAGAAACACCCATCTGCAACCATCGATAGGATCTTGAATAAAGAGATCACTTTCGAGATGTACAAGGACTATGCTGTCTGTGCCAACGGTGCAATGTTCCGTAAGGACATCAAAGGGTTCATGCCCGAACTGATGGAAAAGATGTATGCAGAACGTAAGATCTTCAAGAAGAAGATGTTGGCTGCAAAACAAAAGTTGGTTGATATTGAAAGTCAACTCAAGAATCGTGATGACCCCATGCTGGTC